GAAAAGATGGATGAGATTTATCACGCCCTGCACGACCAGTCGAACGGAAAGGAATAAACAAAAATGATTACAAAATCATGGAACGTAAGAGACCAGACCGAAAAAGACCTAACCGAACTGCTTGAAAAGAAATACAAAGAGATTGAGAACGATTACAAGCTCCTGCGAAAAATCGGCGAAATTGAGACCGCAAAAAAGATGATAGATGAAATCTGGCAATGCAAAAACTTTGCCAACGCTATCGAACTAGAGCTAGTAAAAAGGGGGTTCTATAATGGCACGACATCGTAAAATCATGCAAGGCGCAAAAGACAAGCGCATGTTTAACGTGACCGCGCGGAAAACCAAAAGTATCAACCTCAGCCAGAAGCCTATGCGCGGCGGAATTCGGCTGTAAGAGAAAGGAAAGAACAATGGAACATCTGTACTATGGTATCTACGACAGCGTAGCAAAATGCTATGCATGGGTAGGTGAAAGCAAAAACAATGGAACCTTTGCACGAATGTGCGAAACGATGCAGAAGGACAAGAGCACGTTTATCGGACAGTCCCCAGCCGATTACGTGGGCTACAGACTGGCATCCTTCAACGATGAAACCGGCGAGTTTTACAACGGCAAGGAAAAAGTGTGGGAGGGCAAGCCGCATGAATAAAAGGTATGAAGAGGGGCGAAAGCCCCTCTTTTCCGCATCAGGCGAAACCCAACGTAAACAATACGTATGGGCAAAAAACAAAGAAGGCAAAGAATATCTACAGGAGACGGAAAACATCGACATCCAGGGCGAAATTGAAAGTTATTCGGACGAATGCGACATTAAAAGCATCATCCGAAAAGCATCATTTGACCCACAGTTTATGAAGAGTCTTTCACAGGGAGCATTGGACGGAACAGAGGTAGATATTACCGAATGGCCGCAAAATATCCACGAATACCATCAAATGGTAGCAACAGCACAGGCAAACGCAATAGCGCTGCGAGAAATGCAGGAAAAAGCACCAGAAGAAGAACCAAAGGAAGGAGAGGTAAAAAATGAACAGAAATAACGAGCGGCATTTTAACCAGATTCCACAGATGAAAGCAAGCCGAACAAGATTTAACAGAAATCAAACGATTCTAACCACATTTGATGCAGGAAAATTGATTCCATTTTACGTGGATGAAGTCCTGCCGGGCGACACGTTCAGCGTGGATACAGCAGCAATTATCCGCATGACAACGCCAAAATACCCAGTAATGGACGATAGTTTTATCGACTTTTACTATTTCTACTGTCCAAACCGCATTTTATGGGACAACTTCAGGCACTTTATGGGCGAAGTAGAAGAAACGCCATGGATGCCAAGCAAAACGTACACCGTGCCGCAAATCAAAATCAACGGCACAAACACAAAGCCTGAACCAGATGAAAGGTCAATTTTGGACTACATGGGCGTACCTACGAAGGTAGAAAATACTTTCAGCATCAACGCGCTACCTATCAGAGCGTATGTAAAAATCTGGAACGAATTTTTCAGAGATGAAAACGTAGACAACGCTGCGGTCCTGAAAAGTGACGATGCAGACGTAACATACACCATGAGCACAGGCGAAGAAGACACCATGGAAAAAGAGCTACAGGAAGCTGTAACAGGTGGTAATCCTCTACCTGTAAACAAATTCCACGATTACTTCACGTCGTGTTTGCCGTATCCACAGCGTGGGCCTGAGGTAACAATCGGGCTAACGGGAGCAGCAGGAATACAAGCATACACAGACAGCAATCTAAAAAACAAAGCAAGCACGACAATCAACAGCTTTACAAGCACAACTGAACCAGGCGGAACCACAAACCAAAGACTTTATGATGTATTCTTGTGGAAAAACACGCCAGAAACAATTTTCGTAGGAGACGGAACAAAAAAGAGCGAGTACTACCTTGGAGCAGATTTGGCAGGAGTGGAAGCAACAACTATTAACCAGTTACGACAGGCCATCAGCGTACAACAGTACTATGAAGCACTGGCACGAGGCGGCAGTCGATACCGCGAACAGGTGCAGGCAATTTGGGATGTCATCATTTCGGATAAGACGGTACAAGTGCCTGAATATTTAGGCGGTGGCAGATACCATGTAAACATTAACCAAATTGTACAGACAAGCGGACAGCAGACGGAAAACGACACACCAATTGGTGAAACAGGTGCAATGTCCGTAACGCCAATCAACGAAAGTTCTTTCACAAAGAGTTTTGAAGAGCACGGCTTTGTAATCGGCGTATGTTGCGTAAGACACAACAGAAGCTATCAGCAGGGCCTTGAGCGTTTTTGGAGCCGAAAGGACAGGCTGGACTACTACGTGCCGCAGTTTGCAAACATTGGCGAACAGCCGGTAAAAAAGAAAGAAATCATGCTCACAGGCAATACGACCGACGAAGAAACATTCGGATATCAGGAAGCATGGGCCGACTATCGGATGAAGCCGAACCGTGTAAGCGGTTTAATGCGAAGCAACGCAACGGGGACGCTAGATTTTTGGCACTATGCAGATAACTATTCGACAGTTCCTACACTGTCGCAGGAGTGGATGGCAGAAGGAAAGGCGGAAATTGCAAGAACATTAATCGTACAGAATGAGCCGCAGTTCTTTGGAGCAATCCGCGTAGCAAACAAGACAACGCGCAGGATGCCACTATACAGCGTGCCGGGTCTGTATAAGCTGTAAGAAAGGAGGAAGCCCGGAGAAATCCGGGCTATTTTAGAATGAGTTTACTTGGAGGACTGGGCACGTTCTTAGGAGGAATCGGAGCAAAAGCAGGAGCAGCACTAACACAAGGTTTAAGCTGGATGGCAAGTAATCCATCAGTAGTAAGCACGGGACTAAGCCTCATGGGAAAAGGTCTGTCAGGACTGTACGGACAAAAAAGCGACAGCTTCAGCCAAGGATTCAACCAAAGCAGCAGCCAAGGCGGAGGCTATAGCACGTCGAGCAGCGAAGGAGGAACGAACGACGACAAAATTTTAGAGTACCTAAACCGATATTACGCATGGCAAGGTGGACAAAACGAATTTCAAAGCAAAACAAACCGTCAAAATATGCTAATGCAAATGGGCTATAACACGCTAGGCGCAATCCAACAGGGCATTTATAACCACATCGAGCAAAACGCAGCCATGAACTACAACAGCGCGGAAGCACTAGCAAACAGAGACTTTCAAGAGCGAATGAGCAATACGAGCTATCAAAGAGCTGTAGAAGACATGAAAAAGGCAGGGTTAAACCCAATACTTGCATATGCAAACGGAGGCGCAAGCACACCAGGCGGAAGCGGTGCAACCATCACAGGCGCAAGCATGGGAATGCCATCATCTAGTGCGCTAGGAGTATCAACGATGAACGGAAACGTTCCAACGAGCTACTACAGCAAATCGCAAAGTGAAAGTCAATGGTACCAATTGGCAGAGGCAGTAGGGTCACAGATGAGTCAGAGCCACAGCAGTCCAGAATCTTTAGTAAAAGATTTAGCAGAAACATGGAAAGCAATGAAAAACGTGCAAAGCACAGTACCAAGCTTCAAAGCAGGAGGCGGACAAACACACGGACAGGGAGGAGGCAGAAACAGATAAATGAGCTGTTATAAACCGTTAATACGGATATACAGCCCAGAAAACAGAGAAATCAGCGGGCAGGTGTATTCACTTGCCCGCTATTCTGAAAGAGTGGGCAAAAAATTAAAATATGAAGATTTGATGTTTGAGCCAAAAGTAATGTTAATACCTTGTGGGCAGTGCATCGGATGCAGAATACAGCAAAGAGAAGACTGGACAACAAGAATAGAACTAGAGGCAAGACAATGGCCAAAAAAACAAGTGTGGTTTATCACGTTAACTTATGATGATGAACACGTGCCGGGAATGATTCTCAATACAGGTGAAATCATGAGAAAAGTACAGTATGTATGGAAACCAGGAAAAAAAGCACCAGAAAGCGTGCAAACATTACTATACACAGACGTGCAAAAATTCTTAAAAAGACTTAGAAAGGCATACAAGTCAAAATTAAGATTCTTCTGTGCAGGGGAATACGGAGAACAAACAGCAAGGCCACATTATCACATGATACTGTACGGATGGGAGCCAACAGACTTAAAACAGCTATACAAAATTCACCACAACGGGTATTACACAAGTGAATGGATGCAAAAACTATGGGGAAACGGACAAATTCAAATAGCACAAGCTGTACCAGAAACATATAGATATGTTGCAGGATACGTAACGAAAAAAATGTACGAAATCGATGGAAAGAAAGCAAATGCTTACTATGAATTAGGACAGCAAAAGCCATTCGCATGCATGTCACTTAAACCGGGGCTAGGAGATGCATACTATCAAGAGCACAAAGAAGAAATCTGGAAACAAGGCTACATTCAATGCACCAATGGAAAGCAAGCGCAGATACCGCGATATTATGAAAAGATGATGGAAAAAGAAAACCCGGAAAGGCTGTGGAGAATCAAGCAGAACAGACAAAGGAAGGCAATCGAACAAAAAAGACTACAGCTGGAAGGCAAAGACTACAAAACACAGTTAGAAACAAAAGAGCGCGTCACAAAAAAACAAACAAAAAAACGTGGAATTCTCTAATCGGTGTCACCAAGTCCAGTACCTATCAAGTAGGGTACTGGACTTCTCTTCCGTTTGGTTTCTCAAAGAGACACCGAAAAAAATGATTCAAAAACCACATTATAATCTATTCAGTTAATTTAGCAAGGGGTTGACCGCTCGCGGTCAACCCCTTGCGACAGCGCCCCATTCATGGGGCTGTCGCTATCGATAGATGCTAATGTATCGCACGCACATGCGCGCGCGTAAACGCACGCACATGCGCGCGCGTTATTATATTAACTTGTTGTAGCCGTAGTAGTAGAGCAAGTGGAAAAGTTGAAAGTAATAAAAATTACTCGTTATCACGTGAGAAACAAGAAAAATTCGCAGTTGAAAATATTGTTAAAAACTTGTTGAATTGTTGAATTACTCTATTGTAATAAAGTTTAACAATGTTGAAATGTTGAAAACTGCGTGGAAAATGTTAAAAACTCGCCTGCCGCGGGCACCTGTTTGCTTTGCCAAAAGTTTTTTACAAAAACCCTTGACAAAGCGAACAGGATTTTATAAAATACAAACAAAGGAGCGATAACATGAAAAAAATCTACTGCATCAACAGAGACACAAAAATACGTTCACCATACTTCACAGCGGCAGAGATGGCAAGCAAAGACGGAGCAAAAGAACTGCTGTTAAGCGAAGAACTGCTCGAAGTACTAGTAATGATTCGAGATAACTTCAAAAAACCTGTGATTGTAAACAGCGGATACAGAACACCAGCATGGAACACAAAAGTAGGCGGTGCAGGGAACTCATATCACTGCAAAGGCATGGCGGCAGACATCCGAATAAAGGATGTATCACCAAAAGAAATTGCAAAATTCGCAAGCGAATACATGAAGAACCACGGCGGAGTAATCTGCTACACAAATTTTGTTCACGTAGACGTACGCGAAGGATATTACAGAAAGGGGGTATAAACAAATGGCACTTATCAGCATCAAAGACGTAAAGCAGGCAATTGAAATCATGAAGCGAATCTTGGAAAAGATGGATGAGATTTATCACGCCCTGCACGACCAGTCGAACGGAAAGGAATAAACAAAAATGATTACAAAATC